ACTTGTTAGATATGCTTCAACGAGTGCTTGTACCTCTGTAGTAAGTTCATCATTACTATCTGAGAGTCTATGATTACTATGACCAAGATATACAAGTCCTCCTGTCAATATTGCTGCAGCAAAGTAACCTATGGTTGCAACGTAATTTAGTTTAGGAGTCATGTGAGATCTCATCAGTATGAGGATCATACTTACGTAGTATGTAGAGAGCAATACCAGCACCTATTCCAGAAGCACCAAGAACAATTAGAAATAAAGGCATAACGAAAAAATATAAAAAAAGGGTGGGAGGTTGGATTCCTGTATTACCAACAAGAGACGGGCATTACTACAGTAGTAAATTTTACATCTCTGCCTGAGACCCGACTGGTAAGTCGATTCTGCTTTCGCAGCAGCACCACCTGTGTCTCATCACCTTATCCAGCTATATGCCAGAAAGATTATTCAGTCACTCCCTTTTGGGGTCGTCACCCCATGCCATCAGAGGGATTTGAACCCCCGACCTTGGCTTTACAAAAGCCCTGCACTACCACTGTGCTATGATGGCGATAATCTTATTCTACACGAAATTAAGATTAAATCCAGCAGATATTCTAGTATCCTTACATTTATTAACAGAAACAGAATGATAAAGCGATGCTGGAAAGAACATTATAGTTCCCTCATGAGGATCTACATCAAATGCTGGATAAGCATTAGTTCTAGATTTAATCTCATCAGAATACTTAGATATTTGTCTATTTTGCCCAAAGGCATTAGGAGATTCAAATACTAATTGACCTGAATCTTCTGGGGTACTAATCCAAAATACTCCAGACATATCACAATTTGGATGTATATGGGGTAAATTGTAATCCCCAGTTGAATTAATGTTTATCCATAATGAGGATATTTCAAATTTAGTATCCTTATTAAAACCATTTGCAGGTTCAGAAAAATACTCATTTAAATTCTTTACTATAGTAAGATATAGTAAATTTGGTTCGTTATTATAGTTTACTTCAGAATGCCATCCACCTCGATTGGATACAATTATACCATCTTTCTTATTTTTTTCTCCTTGAGCAAACTCAATCAAAATTGATTGAATACTTTCAAAACCCTCTACACCACATATATGTGCGATGCTAGGAAAAAGAGGAACGAACATTAGTTTGATTTGAGTTTTTTAATTAACGTTTTAGTACGTTTTTTTAGCTGACGCAACCGAGCAGACGCTAACTTCGATTTAAAGTTGCGTCCTTGCTTTCGAGGAGTTTCATGGCGTTTGAGACGCATCGGTCTGCTCGTTACTTGGATATTATAGTGTATTTAGACTTCGCTGTCAAGACCTCCCATCAAAACTAACGAATATCTCCAATCATCAAATCCATCTGGAACTAGAGCAGAATGAAAATTATTACCATTATAGAAAATAGCACGATTATATACTATTGGTTCCATATGATATTGATACCACTCATCATCACCATAAAATTCTTCATATTCAAAATTACCATCAACTTGTCTATCAAAAATACTTTGTAATACATCATCAGTTAAAGTATCTACACTATAATGATAAGTATCTAATGCTTTCCAAGTATAAAATGCTGTACCACCTTCACCATTACATAACCATAAGTTTAAAACATGTTCCATACTATCGTGATGAGGAATCCATGATTTACAATTACATGGCATTTTAGACTTATAGATGTTAGTAAATGATTGATCTACCCAAGGTTCAAATCCAACATAATTGGTCAATAATTTTTCCATATCAATAAAAAATTCATACGGAATAATTTGTCTCCAACCAGGAGATGCAGTTGGATAAAAGAAATCAGACTTAAATACAGGAAATCTCTGTAGAATATCCTTGTATTCATCTGGTTTCTTAAGGAAATCATCAAAGACTAAAATATCGGCACCATCGTGAAGTTTATGCTTCACAGGATACCGATTATTAATTTCAAAAACAGACTTATCAGAATTAAGAGGATTCATTATCTTCAAGCAAAGCCTTTTTAAATTCTTCTACTTGATCAAGAACTTCTGGATCTACTGGAGGACCAGATTGAACAACTGGTCCTAAAATTGCAACTGCACCTTCTGGTGATTTAATTCTCCAAACAGTACGATTTCTTTCAGTCATAGTCAAAAGAAACTTAAGATTCTTACAAGCTTCTGCTTCTGTTACATCTTGAATGTCAGTCATACTGTAGCAAATGTATAAGTTATTTGATCGTCAGGAACTACTTTAGTTATCATATCCACAGTTTCTGCAAATCCTTCAGATCCTTCGTCATCCCATTTCCAAGAAACTTTTTTAACTTCTCCCTCGTCACTAATTATAGTAACTTCCCTTTTAGAAAGGTTGATATAAACTTCTTCTAGGAAAGTATCAGACATGGGAACCTCGAATGGGTGAGCGAAAACAAAACTGAGGGTCTATTGTGCATTACCCCAACGGTCATGTGACTGCTTCTAAGTCAGTCTAGTCAGGAACTCGTTTGTTTTCGCATACCGATCATAGCATAGATCAATTAGGATGTCAAGCAATTAGTTCAAATGAATTGTAGCAGCAAGACATTTAATAGCAGCAGTAGCAGTTATAGTACATGCAGCACCAGATGCTAATGTCATAGCTTTACCTGCAGTAATTGTAGTAGCACCAGCAATTGCAGCAGTAAATAATGTACTTGTAATAGTATGTCCTGTAAGTCCTGATACACAACTATATGGTCCTGAAGGATTAGTAATTGTATATCTGGGAATAGCATCAGTTGCAGATCCACCAGGTATAAGAACTGTATCAACAGATCCAGCACAAATCGTAGTAATACCAGACTTCATCGCTAGAGGATTTCTAGGAGTATTAATTTGCTGATATAAGTTGGTAGTAATCATCTCAATAGAGTTATCAGCACTAAAAATCTGCTCTACTGCACTTCTTGTTTGAGATTTACAAGAGTTTTCAAACATACTACCAGCAATATTAATTGATGTACCTGCTAATCCTATTTCTGCTGCTTGCATTTCAAACTTAGCACCTGTACACATCATCTCTACATCAGATCCAAATGTAAGTGTATGTTTCTGAATACCAGTATCCTTCTTCTCTCCTTGTTTATCAACAGTCTTCGGAGCACCTGTAGCATTAAAGAAAAATCCTCCACCAACTTCAATATGACAATCACCAGTAATCTTTAAACGATAATCACCATCAACATTAAGAACATTATCCTGCTGAATCTGAGTACATCTATCACCTTTAACCATTTCAGTATGAGTTCCAGCATACTCTATATGGTCAGCAACTAAATTACCCCTATCACCTTTATTAGCTGGACTAGATTTATTATTTGCCTCTACAGTCTTTCTTATATGTTCTGCAACTTCTGGATCTGTCCAATCTTTACCTAATTTTTCTGCCTCTTCTTGAAGTTGTTTTACAGCAAGATATTGAGAATAACTATAGTTATTAATATTAACAGAAAGATGTTGAGTACCACTAGGAAATCTCTTCTGTAATGCTGTACGACCAGGAGTTCCAATATGTAAATCCCAAGCACCATCGATAAATGTCTCTGCTGCTGTTAAATAAGGATCTGCCTTGTCAAAAATAGATCCAAGTAAACTACCACTTGGTTCTGGATTACCATCTCCACAAAGACGATTAGATCGACCTTTTAATTTCCTAACATGTTCTAATTCCTCATCACTACAATTAGTTACACCAAATAAAGGGAACCAAGCAACAGGATCTTCACCACCTTTTGCCTTTCTATTACAATTTGCACCAATAAACTTAAGGAAGATTTTAAGTAATCCAGTAAGACTAGTAATACCATTCTTAATTAAATCAAAACCTTCATCAAAGATCTTACTACCCTTCTTCCAAGTTTCAAGAATCTGTTTTGCCTTACCAACTGTTGCAACAATTGTTGTAACTCTACTTACAATACCAGAAACTGCATTTAAGATTACCTGAACATTACAAATAACATTATTAATAGTCTTCTGAACACCTTGAAGAACCATAGCAGCTTTATCAATCAATCCTTCAAGAAAACTTTCTAAAACTCCTGTAATAATGGAAACTGGATCGTTGATAAAATTAATAATTTGACTATCTATAGAACATAAAGCTTTTAAAATTGTAGTAACTGCTGATTGTATAATACCCCAAGTTACATACGGAGCACCTGTTGCACCACCAAGTAAAGTTGTTAAAGATAAAGAATCTGCAAGATTAGATAATGCCTGTCTCATAGCAGATACTACTTGAGCAAATACAGCACCTAGAAAATTCTGTATCTTAGCAGTAAGTTTCTTTGCTGTTACTAATTTACCACTAATAATATTAAGATAATCTCCATCTTCTGCCTTTACCAATTCACTTGCTTCATCAGCAAGATCCTCAAACAGATAATTTAAATTATACTCTAATGTTTTCCAAGGTCCACCCACACCATTAGCAGCAGCATTACCTTTATCATTATCAACTGCACCTAATTTTTCTGTCTTTTTAGCATTATTAGGAGATCCAGGACCACCAGCATCAGTATCATCATTACCTGGTATTGCAACAGTATTATTCTTTGATTGATATTTAAATCCATCATCTTTATGACATGCTAAAATTTCATTAACAGCACCTGGAATCTGTGTTGTTCTATTAATACCCTGATACCTATTCATCTTTTCACCTGTAAAGACAAAATCCTTTGTCTCATTCTTCTCAGGTGCCTTCTTCTCAACACGCATAACACCAATAACTACTGGCATCTGTGCATTTTCTCCATCCATAAAGAAACCCATAACAATAGCACCAGGTTGTAGGTTGCCCCACTTTCCTTGACCATCATTTCCTGGTTGATCACAAGATTGTAATACAGTTGCCCAAGGTAAACTATCTGTTGGTAAATCGGCTGTAGTACCACCACGTACATTAGTATAATAACCAAGTACACGACACTTAACTCTTCCCAACTTCATGGGATCGTTTGCCTTTTCTACTTCACCAACCCACCAGAAAAATCCGTCCTTACCAACAAAATTAACGGTAGGTTCATCGATAATTCCTTCAATAGTCTCGAATGCCATTTTTTAATATTACCTTTATCATATGTATTTATTAGACTCTGATGAACTTATATCGCTCATCACCACCCCAAACAATTTTATCACCTTTAGTTGCTTTATCTATAGTAAATAATTTGTCACCAAAAAGGTACATCTCAGCATAGACTTGAGTTCCCGTATCAAAATTACAGGTAAACTCACCCCACCAAGATGTACCGTTGTAAACTAATAACATATCACAATCGGAATTTCTTGCCCAATCAGTAGAACTTCCTCCATGATGTTCGAGTAATACTCTATCATCAGATAATATTACTAATTTCTTTTTAGTGCTCAAATATGGACTACTTGGATCATGTCTATTCCAATGAGTAGACACTAGATAATCACCCTCTTTCTCCCATCTTAAAAAAACTTGACGGAAGAGATGAGGATGTGATTGTGCTTGAAATTTATTAGACCAAGTTCCAAGTAAACATGACAAAAATGATTTCATTCACTCGTCAAAAATCTTACACTCAGGTTCCTCTGGATGCTGATCACAGAATAACTCTAAGCAATTAGGATCATGATGATCACCTGCCACGATCTCATCGTGATGATGCTCTTCGTATTCTACAAGATCATGTAATTCTTCCTTGTAGTGTCTACGAGCAGCAGGATTCAAAGTTGGATCATCAACAAGTGCTTTATCTGCTTGGATATGATCTTCAATAGTTGCGTATGACATATACACATTCTCCTGTTATACACTAATATTTATTATAGCAACAACTAGTAATTACGTGCAAATCGTCAGGATATCAAATCAATCATCGTCATCTTTAATTAACCCAAGTTCAGGGAATATAGTATCCTTCATCAAATATAGTTCAGTAAACATAGTAGTTGCTACACATTGATGTTGGAGTCCACCAATTAAATATCTACCACTATACTTCTTATCTACATCACCCTTACCATCATTAGTAGGTACAATAACATTAACACCAGAACCAGCATACAAATCTAGATTTCCAGGAATACGTACACGCAACTTAATAGTTTTAATAGATTCTAAACGCATCCATTGATATGCTTGTAATTCAACTAATTGCTCATAATTCTTTTGAGGATTTTTTTGATTCTTTGGATCGAAAATCTGATTAGGAAGTGCAGTATAACGTACTCTTCTAGGATAATTGATTATACCTTGCACATCTTTATCCATCAAATCAACTGGACAAACACATCTATCACTCTTCAGATGAGACATATATCTCCACATTT